CGCCTGAATCGTCTTTTCCCTTAGCGTCTGTTCAAGGATGGATTTGCTAATCGGGTTAGTTTCTTTCTCAAACGCGGTTTGCGCAGCCGTCTGTTCTGCCAGTGCCTTGTCTCTGGCCGCTTCAGCCGCTGGAAGGCCAGCCGAAATCTGTGAACGGATATTCTCCGTTTGCGCGGCTACGTAGGGAGCTTGTTGCTGAAGACGCTGCTGTTCTACGCCAACTTGCTGTTGCTGAACACCTATCTGTTGCTGCTGGAAATGCTGCTGGTTCGCAAGCTGAATGGCCGCAAGAATCTGCTGCGTGATGCCCTCTTGCGGAATAAATGGAACTTGGAATCCAACGTTGGTCGGCATCAGGTTATGCCTCCCGCATTGTAGCCGCTCAGTGCGGCGATGATGTCATTAATGTTCGGCTGCGAAGTGCCAGGATAATTGCTGGCAATCTGCGGCGTAAGCTGTGCCAACTGATTCTTCAAGTTCTGCGATTGGATGGAATAGGCCAGTGTCGGAGCAAGCCCAGCCAGAAAACCACCGATTCCGCTCTGTCCCGGAACATCGCTTATTCCGATTCCCTGTAGAAGCTGTTGAATCGCGGCCTGCTTCAACTGGATGGCTTGCTGCTGGAGCGCAAGGTTGGCAGTGTTCTGGTTGGCCGTGGCTTGGTTTTGATTCTGTATGAGGCCAGCGCCGAGAAGTCCGCTCTGCCCCAATCCACGGGAGGTAAGCGCATGAGTCACGCCCGTATCCGCGCCTTGCCTGCCTTGTGCAATCTGTCCGTACATCAGCATCTGCTGAACCGGGTCAATCGTAGGAGTTCCTGTAGCCACAGGCATCAGACTGGCAAGCAGCGCCTTCAAGTCCTTGTGCTGGTAAGGCGCAAGAGAAGGCGGTCGCGTATTCGCGGCACCAGCCAGTCCGCCCAGAAGAGCACTTCCTAGTCCTGCTGTTAATGCTCCGCCGAATGGCATCTTACAACTCCTTTACCTGCACCACTTGCTCCTTCACAGGTCCATACTTGGCGAATAGCGTACGCTCGAACTCATTGCCGGGAAGTGCAAAGTAAACTCTGAATCCCTTGGCCTTCATCTCATCTTCCAGCATGGCCCTGAGTGCGTAGGTGTATTTCTGCCCGCGATGCGCTGGATTTATCCAAGAGCCAGCCGCATGCAGGGCTGATTGCACCGCCGCAAATCCGATGATTTCTTCTTTGTCTCTCATCACGCTAGCCAGCGCAGAATGGGAAAGAAGTGGAGTATTCCCCAATGAACGAGACAGCGCATCAAGTTCAGCAATCTTATCTCCCTCAAGAATCTCAACTCTCACAGTCCCTGTCCTCCCTGTGGCGCTTGCTGTCCCTGTCCAGAGAATAGCGACAATAGCAAACCAAATAAAGGCCCAAATTGCGAAGACTGCTGCGGGCTGATTCCTCCGCTTGGAGAGAACATGGAAAACGACTGCGCGAATCCCGACTGCGATGCCGCAAGCTCATCCACGTTTGACAGGTTTCCTCCCGTATTGGAAAGCAATGCCTGATAAATCGGACTGGCCGAAGCGAGCATATCGTTCTGCTGTCCGCCGAACTGGGGAAGCGCCGAAATGATGGGTATGGAACTCACAGATTAGGCCCGCTCCTTATGGGCACAAGCTTGGGATGGCGTGGAGCGTAAGGCGGCGTTGGAGGAGCGGCTTCCGAGGTTGTGTACGTGAGGCTCGTTCCGCTCACGATGGCCGATGGGCTGGAATACTGCGGCCCTTGATAGGCATAGACCTGAAAATAGAATGTCGAGGCATGATTGCCGATGGGAAGGACAAATGAAGCCTCCTCACCATCGGAGATGGCATGACGGCCCACCAGAACCTGCATGGCTGAATCCGTGGCCCACATGACTACATAACCGTCCACGTTGTTTATGCGGTTCCATACCAGATAGATGCAGCCCTGCTTGCCCGTCACTGTAAGTCCTGTGACAGTCGGCGGTGTGATGGCTCCTGTCTGCTGCACCGTATTGACGCGGTTCTGTAGCGATTGCAGCGCCTGATTGAGAATCGTCGTCATCTCCGTTAGATGCGAGCGCAGAACCTTTACGTCATCTCCCGCGCTCATAAGCTTCCCGCCAACTTCGGGAGGCAATGGAAGCCGTGCGACATTTCCCCTGCGTGCCATTATTGCCCTGTCCTTGCCCTTCCTGCCCGGATGTCAAAGAACGCCTTTACATGAACAATTTGAATCTGCGGAACACCGCTCGCATTTACCGCCGAGAGTGAACCGTTCATCCGCCATGAGAAGTTCTGGCACTTTCGCGCATTGGTTGATTGCAACGTCCTGACTACCCTCTGAAGGCCACTGGTGGAAATAGATGCTAGCGTTTCTGCTGCTGCGCCATTGTCGTAATAGAGATATGGCGTGAGAGACTGACCGTTCGTGTTAAGGAAGAATTCCACGGCCCACATGGACTTGTTTGAGCCGCGCTGCAAGTCCTGATAGCCGTGCTGAAAGTCAAAGTTGACATTCGTTCCTCCCTGCGTCGTTCCGTTCCAGTCATCGAGAAGAGAAATGAATCCGTCATCATCGCCCGTATAGACATAACCAGTCACAGGGTCAAGCGCCAAGGACAGGGGAACAATTCCCGCCCGCTTGGTGATGTTTCCGTGCTTCACGTCGAAAACAAGAACTGCGTTGTTGGCCGTCTCTCCAGCCTCCGCATAGGCAAGATAATACTTCTCACTATTCCCGCAGGCATCGAAGTTCGATGGAGCAACGGAGTTGGCGGATACTTCGATGGGATGGAAGCCGTTGACTCCGAATATCGAAGAACCTGTCCTGTCATCCTGCTTGAACCACAAGTCCAACTTTGGAGTCAGGGGCTGAGATGTGTAGCCATTGAATACCCACAATCCGTAGCGGTTGGCAAAGAGAATCTTGTCGGGAAGCGCCACGATGGTAAATGGCTCATCCGTTCCTACAGAGGAAGGCGTTTGAGACAAGTCGAAGCTGGATTCATCCGTTCCCGTAAGCCTCCAGATGGAATCCGTCTTGAAGATAATCAGTTCACCGAAAATCGAAATGGCGCGAACGCATGGCTTGGAGTCTCCAACCTTCAGGAAATTCGTAGCGGGATAGGCAAAGCCATCGAGCGGCTTTGACCAGATAAGCTCATTTGTTCCTGGAACAATCCAGAATACACGGTCGTAGTGATAGGCAGGGAATCGTACGGAAGTTCCCCCAAGACGCGAGTTGGGATAGTCTCCCGGAACGTCTCCCGCAAGAATGATTCCAGCCGTCAGTGCCTGCGCATCGGTGTAGTTATAATCGTTGTATGTCGTAGTCGAATTGTCGGGAATGCTTCCCACAAGGTAATACGAGGTGAGCGAACCTCCCTTTCGGTAGATGTTTCTGGAAGTTGTTCGCGCATCTCCTGTAGGAATAGCAGTTAGCGTTCCTCCCTGCGCAGAGAGAGTAACGGACGTGGATGCTTGTGAGGCGTCCGATTCCTCGCCGTTTGCGGCTACGAACGTCATCTTGTAAGTGTAAGTTCCGGAAAGAATACCAGACGTGCTTGTACCCACAACGAAGCCGGAGGATTGCTGATAGGTTGTAACCTTTCCGCTATTCACGTTTATGGATGCCGATGTCAGTCCAATGCCCGTAATACTGGCTGTGAATTCAATTCCGAAGGATGTGTCGTTTATATCCTTCGCCATCAGGGTGCTTCCCCACATATCATTCGCGTTGCCAAGAAGAACCACCCCGGCGTTGAATCCTCCGTCTGTGGAATACTCTGTGTAGCTTCGGGATGTTCCTACAGCCGCCCCGCCGTGCATGAGATTTGCCGTAACACTGAATGTCGCGGTGCGCGTCACGAGACTTGAAGTGGAAAGCGTGCAGTCCAGAGAAAAGGCCAAAGACAACTTAATGCCTTGCATTATGGTTGCCGTGGAAAGAGCAAAGCCAAAGTTCGTGGCTGTCAGCGTTCCCATTACCAGGGCACCCGCTATTGAGTTGGTTCCAGAAGCAAAGGAAACAGTGGATGTAATGTTGTTGGCATTCGTCCATGCCACGCTTCCACTTGTCGTTCCGGTTCCCGCCAGATTTGGTCCCGTGGTTACGGCTGAAGATGCCGAGGGTGGTGCCCAATCCACAGTGAGAAGATTCGTCATGTCGCTCCAGTAGCCCACCGAACCAACGTCAAAGTAAACGCGGTTTGGCGAGGATGCGAATGACATCTTTTGCTGTCCGGCATTTTGCGCAGTCAAACCAGACGATAATCCCCCTAGCATCGGGCCATGGAACACGTCCTGCCCGACCCCCGCAACGCCTCCGATAGAAGGATTCCAGTAAAGGGAATGGATGTTTGTTGTGCTCGTTCCCGCTGCGGCTGCATAGGAGGAAGTGTTCTGCTGCGTTGTTGCGCCTGCGGAGAAAATGTTCCCTGTTTCATCCAGACGGCAATTCTCTGCGAGCAAGCATTCTTTCGGGTCAAGCTTGTCCACTGCGGCCAGTGAATTCATGCCGCCGGAGAAGTCCGAGAATACATGCTCTGCCATTAGCTCGTAGGCGCTGTCCAAGTATGCGAATACACGATAATGCGGATTGCCCCGGCACCGGGATTTCCACCAGCGCATGTCACTCTGACCTTGGCCGCAGATGCCTGCCACATTCCTGTCGTTGCTGAAGCAATTCCTGTGTTGTTGAATGTCCCAATGTGGGTAGCGTCCGTGGTTGTGCCTGCCGTCAGGCCGGTGTTATTGGAACTGAATCGCGCCGCAGTTGTGCCATCGCCCAATTCCCACCCCGTGCAGGCCGACGTGATGGTTGTTGTCACACGCGCAACCACAGCGTCAATGATGGAGTTTGCTGGAAGGCAGGATACTCCTGTGTCGGTCGTGGTTCCTCCCGTGTTCAGCGTAGTAATCCCAAATGTTGTCTCACATCCGGTCACTACGTTACTCAACTTGGAACCATATGTTCCGTCCTGCACCTGCGTTCCACCAGAAACAACTGCGTTCGGCCAAGTTAAGTTGTCACTGGAATCTTTTGACGCGCAAACATCTCCACTGCCTGCCTGATTCCTCCAACATAGGCTATCCATTGAAATCATCCTCAAGAATCCGGAGGACGCGCCTACAAGACTTTGGTGCATGAATCCGTTAGTCTCAATTCCATTTCCTCCAAAGTAGAGCAAATCAGCAGGATAGTTTCCCGCCGCTCCGCCGCTCATATTCAGCAGTACATCGTTGTCGTTAGCTGCATCCCTGAATTCAATTCCGTCGGTATTCGACAGGCGAATCTGCCCAGTGGACGCAGGGTTAGACGAAGAAGATGTAAGCCGTGAGAACGTAATTCTATTGGCTCCCGTCATCACGTTGTTCCCGCTAAGGGATACGTTTCCCTGCGCCTCACTCGATTCCCTCGGAAATAGAAATGCCATAACAGTGAAAATAATCAGAGCGGCCAGAAAGTTAAATTTCCTCATAGCGGTCCCTCCATTCGCAGATGCACGCTGTACTGCATTGGCGTTGCCCCAGAACTGGCGTATCCGGTAGTCGAGTAGGTGATGGCCGTAGATGCCTTGGCATTGATAACCAGAAAGCCGGATTCAATCACTGTTTTGACATTTCCATTGTTCGGTGCCGTGAGCGTGAACGTCATGGCCTGCGAACTGTCTGCATCCGTCCATGCAATCACAATGCTTGGAAGCGTGGAAGATGTAGTTGCGGCGGTTGTAACACACGCAAAACCGTTGATTCGATACAGGCCAGCGGTGGCCGAGGCAACCAAATTCGTAGTGCCAATAATGGCTGTTTGACCCGTAGCATCGGCGGCTGCCGCAAGCTGCGAACCTCCCGAAATCTGATTCAGTGTCTGCGTTCCCCCTGTGGAAGTGGAACGGGTGAACGTGCTCGTACCGAAGTTCACGTCCTGAGCGCCAATCAATCCCTTGGTGATGATTCTCGCCATTAGGCACCATCCTTGAAATCGAACCAGTCCGAGCAGTAGGAATCTATCGGAGCCGGAATCACGTTTGACCTGTTCCATGCGATGAAGTAAACATTCGTGCAGGTTGCGCGGTCGGTGCCGAGATACTCGCACTTCTCGCAATTCGAGCCGCCCTTGGGAACCACCATACCCGCCTTGTGGTCAAGCGGATAAAAAGGAATTGGCTTCGAGTCATCTGCCACTTTCCAGATGGGCGTAAACTCATCGCCATCTAGGATGGACAGTCCTCCAGGCTCAACGGGAGGCTCCTGATAGTTCTCCCCGCCACCATTGAATTTCTTGTGCAGGTAGACGGAGTTGGAGCCGTGCGCCACGATAAGCGGAATCTCTCCGCCCTGTTCCGCTACCTTGTCCAGCATCTCAAAGATGCCCTTGCACCGGGCATCGAAGTCTACGGGCTTTTCTCCTCCGCCAACCCGTTCTTCTCGATGGCGGAAGCATTCCTGCAATTCCGCTTCGGCCTGCTTTTTCGCCTTGCCTGCAAACGAGCCAATATCCATTCCGCGAAGCTGGCTGGTAGGCCGCATCAGCTTCAATCCCAAATCCTTTGCCATAAGAGCAGCCGTCTGCTTGGCCGATGGCAGGTCGGAGGAAATTACCCAGCGCGGCCTTTGCTCACGGGGAAGCTTGCGTATAAACAGCGAAGCCTCATGCGCTTCCGAAATTCCTTTCTGGCTCAATGGCAGGGGAAGATGCCCGCGAAACTTTCCCTTGGCATTATTCTCCGTCGAAGCGTGGCGCATGACCATGAGTTCCATCAGTAGTACCGCCTGGAATTCCGATAGGCGCGAATGGAAGGATTCGCCATCGAGCGGTCAAAACTACGCGCAGGCACCATGACTGTCGGCCTTGTCTGGTCCATGTGCCGAGTAATCTCAAGAACCGAAACAAGCCTGCGCTTGTATTCCTGCAAGGCGCTCATGGCCTTCTGCACATCGCTTTTTAGCAATGCAAGATATACGGCGAATGGGGGAACGCATCTTTGCGCAACCAATGGCAGGTTTGTTGTGTCCGAATCGTTTGAAAGCGTAGTCGGCAGGGGAACGTAGTGCATCGTCACGTTCGTATTTGCCGATGGCGGAGGCCAGGTAATGAAGTGCCTGTAGCTGAATGGAACGAATCCCTGCGTGTCGTTGGAACTGTCCTTTTCCCACTGGTACATGCCGCCATACTGCTTATCAAGCGAAAGAAGGAATGATGGGAAAAGCCTCAATTCTCCCCAGATGGAAGGCCCATAAATCCAGAGCGGCGTAAGAACATCGGAAGGGAAATCGTAGTAAGCAAGATTCGCAACCAGTGGAACTGATGTATCGCTTTGCGGGATTCGGCAATCCATCGTGATTCGCAGAAGCGCGTGGTTGATGTAGGTATCCAGTTCGTCCGAAGACCACAGGCCGTCATTCTGCATCTCATTGAGATACAGCTTCACCTTGGTTCGGAAATCGGACAGCGCATAGTTGAGTATCGCCATTTACGCACCGTAGGAAGGCTTCAAGTCAAGCTGCAAAGGATAGCCAATGGCATTGAGCCTTTGCGCAAACAAACTGCCTTCCTCGAAGGGTTCCAGTGAACGTACCCGAGTGCTCCACCACCGCGCCTTGTTCTCAAGAACCGATTCAAGCCAGTCCCCATAGGCCATGAACCAAGCTTTCGCCAAATCCAAGTCCTGAAACTCGCCTTCCCTGAGAAAGCATTTCATCATGGTGTAGAACACAAGCGCCATGTGGCACTGCACGGGAAGTTGCGGAGTGTCCGTATCCTGAACGAGCGT